TACGTTTGTTTTTGGCGAGAACAGAATCCATATCACTGGCGCATATGATATTACTGTAAACGGTGATTGTTCATTAAAAGTGGATGGCGACTACAACATGACCGTGCAGGGTAATCATAATACAGTAGTGACTGGCGATATGAATATTACTGCAAAGAATATGAATACAGTTGTGCGTGGTAATATGGATACGTCAGCTAAAAATATGACAACAAAAATTGAAGGATCGACTGAAATTACCACAGAAGGAATGACAAGTATTTCTTCTCATGGTGGTATGTCGTTATCTTCCACGGGCGCGCCCATGTCTATTCTAGCCAAAGGTAATCTGGGGCTTGGTGCGACAGGTAAAACAATGTTCCATGCTGGTGGTGCAATGCATATAAAAACAGATACAAATATGGTTATGTCTTCGAGCGGCACATTTACTATGAAGGGCGGCGGGCAAATGGCTCTAGATGGTGGACCGGAAATACAGTTGAATAATGGTATAGCACAAGACGCCGACAATATGCGAATTAATATGCCTGTCCCAACTAATCCAAATCCTGTAGCAGGCGGCCCAAGATAAGGTAGCATAAATAAAGACATGGTAGATATAGTAGCACGTAAAAGAGATTTTTCCGATTTAGATTTAGACTTCATGCCTCATCCAACAACGGGTGATGTTATGAGGAAAACAGGCATTGACGCAATCAAGAGATCGGTAAGAAATCTTATTCTTACCAATTTTTATGACAGACCGTTTCGTTCATACATTGGTTCAGGCGCTTTAAAATTACTATATGAAAACATGAACCCAATCACAGCCAATTTTCTAAACAATGCTATTCGTGAAGTAGTGGAAAACTACGAACCGCGTGTTAGAGTTGATAATATTGTTGTTGACTTCGATTATGACAATAATGGATATAATGCTTCTTTATTCTTTACCATATTAAATAGAAACGAACCAGTCGTAATCAACCTATTTTTAGAGCGCATTAGATGAGTACAGCCAACACTTCAATGAGAATAGCAGAGCTTGATTTTGACTCAATCAAGAACAATCTAAAGACATATCTTCGTAGCCAGTCAGAGTTCCAGGACTTTGACTTTGAAGGCTCAGGTATGTCCGTTCTGCTGGATCTTCTAGCATATAATACTCACTATATGGGATACTATCTCAATATGGTTGGTAACGAAGCTTTCCTTGATACAGCTCAGTTGCGCGAATCGATGGTATCTATTGGTAAGTTGCTAAACTATGTACCAAGAAGCAGTCAAGGTGCGACTACTAAGATCAATATTACGATTACTCCAGCTCCAGGATCGGAAGATACCTCAGCGCAGGCTTTAACTCTGGACAAGTATACAAGACTACTAGGTAGAGACGTTAATGGCGTAAACTATCCATTTGTTACTCTGTACTCAAATACTGTATCCAAAGTTAGTGGATCATTCTCATATGCGAATGTTAACATCAAGCAAGGTGAAGTTGTTACCAGACAATACATAATGGATGCTCAAAATTCGCGCCGCCGCTTCAAATTGCCATCTGCGAATGTTGACACCTCTACATTGCTTGTATCTGTCCAGGAATCAAGTACGAATACGTTTACAACCGTATATAATCAATACGATGATATTACATTAGTTAGAGGCAATACAGCCGCATACTTTGTTGAGGAAGATACCGATCTAAACTATGTTATCCAGTTCGGTGATAACATTATCGGTAAGTCACCAAAGATTGGTTCTGTTGTCACTATCACATATCTTGATAATGTCGGCGCAGCAGCCAATGCTATCAATGCATTCTCGTTTGTAGACAGAATTGGTAACAAGTATAGCAGCAACGTTTCAGTTTCTCCACTATCTCCTAGCTATGGTGCTATGACAAAGGAAACTGTGGAAGAGATTCGCTTCCGTGCACCATATCACTACACTGTGCAGAACCGCGCAGTTACCAAGAACGATTATGAAAGCATCATTACAAGAGATTTCCAATACATCGATGCCGTGTCATGTTGGGGTGGCGAAGACAATGATCCTGTCGTTTATGGTAAGGTATATCTATCGCTTAAACCAAAGACCAATTACATTCTTACCACATTACAGAAGGAACAGATCAAGGAAAATCTGATTAGAACACGTAATGTAATGACAATTATTCCAGAGATTGTTGATCCAGACTATGAGTACATCACAATGACTGGTAAGGTAACATATAACCCAAGCAAGACCTCGCGCACATCCGAAGAGATCCTAACTCTTGTCAAGGCCGCTGTATCGGATTACAACAGTAAAGAGTTAAAGCGTTTCGACTCTATCTTCCGTAAGTCAAAGTTGCAGAGCTTTATTGAGAGTGCAGAGAGATCAATCACAGGTTCAGACATTCAGGTCTACCTTCAAAAGCGTCAGATTTTAAATCTAGGTGTCAAGGAAAATCTTCGCATCAAGTTTAACGTGCCACTTAGAAAAGGCGACTACATCTCCAAGCTCTACACATTCCCAGAAGCTAAGGTTTTCGATCTTACCAATATTCTAAGAGATGTGTTTGTGGAAGAAGTTCCAGAATCATTTACAGGCATTGAACAGATTGTCGTTGAAAATCCAGGTATGAACTATACGACAACTCCTACAGTTAATATTAGAGGCGATGGTATTGGCGCTTCAGCTATTGCTAAGATCGTTAATGGTAGAGTGTCGACCATCACAATTGTTGACAAAGGAATTAATTATAGTCGAGCCAATATCGTTATCGAAGGTGGCGGTGGTACCGAAGCTGCTGCAACAGCCATTCTAGAAGCTAAAAACGGCACACTCAGAACATTTTATCTAAAATCAAATGGTGAAAAAGTCATCATCAATAACAATGCAGGCACTATCGATTATAACACCGGTGAAATCTTTTTAGAATCATTCAATGCACAGTCATTGGTGCCTAATGATTATTATCCGGCCGATGAGTTGACTTTCAATATTCCAGCCCAAAGTGAAATTATTCCACCTCTAAGAAATCGCATATTAAGCATTGACGAAGGTGATCCGTTTGCAATTCAACTTATCACAGAAGCAGAATAATGGCTAATACGAATATCGGCGTTTCTAATTTCGTATTCTCACAAACTCCTTTCTTTGTAAGGAACGATCATCCCAACTTTGTTCGTTTCATAGAAGCATACTACGAATATCTGGAACAAGAAGGCAAAACTATACAACGTGCAAAAGCTTTTCGTGAGGCTTTGGATGTTGATAAAACAATCGATCTTTATACCGAAAAGCTATATTCTCAGTTTCTAAGTCTTATTCCAGAAAAGACAATAGCAGATAAAGACTTAATCATAAAGCACGTTAAAGACTTTTATAGAGCCAGAGGCACTGAGAAGTCTATTGAGTTCCTTCTGGCTATTCTATATGATCAGGAAACTACTTTCTATTATCCAAAGAAAGATATTCTTAAAGCTTCTGACGGTAAATGGTATCAAGAAAAATCTCTGAAGGTATTTGATCTTCAAATAAACAATACTGCTGATCCTGGCATCTTTACTGCTAAGAACTTCACAGGTAGACAAATTCGCGGTGCCACATCAAATGCTACCGCCACTGTTGAATCTGTTGACGTTTATTATGAAAATGCCGTAGTTGTCAAAGAACTTAAAGTTTCGAATCAGGTTCGTGACTTTATAGCTGGTGAAAAGATTAATGCTTTCTTTGAAGAAGAAGGACAAATCAAGTACATATCAGCCAATGTGTTCTCTGGTATCGTTGTTCGTGTAGATATTAAGAATCGTGGAAATAACTATATCATTGGTGATCAAGCCATAGTTGAAAGTGTCACAGGATCAGGCGCAATTATAGTTGTTTCGGAAGTGTCTAAGGCTGCTATCAAGACAATCTCGCCCACAGATGGCGGCGCCGGTTTCCAAAATACAAATCTTATTATTGTTTCCAGTACACAGGGATTTGGTGCTAATGCTTATGTGTCTCTTGTTAACGCAGATGAAAGCGTCCATCCAAACTCATACAATATTGCCATTTCCTTAATATCAACAGAAGCGAATAGCATAATTGGTAATACATCTGCAAATCCATATGAAACATTTGCATATTACAATTTAAGTCCGGTCTACGTAACTTCCGGTCCAAACACATCAAATATGATAGCCAATACCATATCTGGTACCCTCGTCGGTCAACTATACTTCAACCGAAAAATTGCCAATTCAAACGTATTTTTCCAGACAGGCGATTCGTTAAATGTATATAACACGTTAACTTCGAATAGTTATGTTCTGAGGATCACATCGAATACAGTCAATACGACAAATATTCAGTTTACTCCTCAGATATCAGGCAATCTGACATTTGAAAGAGTTGTGGTACTTAAAGCACCATATTCAGCTTGGTCTAACTTGACAATTAGCTGCGGTGTAGGTGCGTCCGTTGCAACAATCAATCTATCTGCACGTAAGGCTAACTCTAACGTATTCTTTGAGACATTTGATAACATCTTCTGTTTCGGTACAAACGTTACTATCATATCATCCAATAGCATAACAAATCAGTTGATCGTTAATCCTGGTCTACCTGGACCGTTGACCAATCAACCGTTCCAAGTTATCAAGAAGTCAAGTATACAGACAACTCTGGCTAATTCTTTATCATTCTTTACATATGCAAACACCGGACCAATTCAGAGAATTATTGTTCTGGCCGGCGGAGAAAACTATACTGGTAGTACAACTCTAACAGCAGAAGCTAATAATAGAGTTAAGAATTTAGGTATTATTGGTAAACTTTCAATTGTTCGTCCAGGTTCCGGATATGTGGTAAACGATGAAATTGAAATAATCAATAGACCTTATGCTACATTTAGTGCTGGTACGGGCGGCCGCGGATATGTGTCTTCGGTAAATGCCACTGGTGCTATTACAGGTGTTAGACTGAAACAAGCTTTCCCTGGACAATATATCGGTGGTTCGGGTTATAGCATATATGAATTGCCAACGGCTAATATTATTACCTCAACTGGTGTTGGAGGAAATGTTGCTGTTGTTGCCACTTTGGGTGAAGGTGAAGTTCTGATAAGCACTTCGGATGATATTGGTGCTATTCTATCTCTAACAATTCTATCTGGTGGTTCAGGATACAAAACACCTCCTGTTATCAATTTGAGAGCTAATGGATCCGGAACTGCCCAAGTTGAGTCAACAATCGTTGAGGGCGTATTCACATATCCAGGACGCTATTTAAATGATGATGGTCATCTAAGCAGCTATAACTTCCTGCAAGATGGTAAGTATTACCATAACTATTCTTATGTTGTAAAGATTAGACAGGCTATCAATGGATATAGAAGG